ATTTGGCTACAGTTCAATTTAATGAGGCAGCTAAAGAGAGTGGATTAAATGTTAAAGAAACTCTGATTTGGGTTAAGAATAATTTTGTTTTAGGGAGACAAGACTATCAACATAAACATGAACCTTGTTTATATGGCTGGGTCGATGGTGGATCACATTCTTGGTATTCTGATAGGAAACAAACCACCATTCTTAACTTTGATAAGCCTCAAAGAAGTGATTTGCATCCCACTATGAAACCTATCCCACTATTTGACTATCAGATAAAAAATTCATCTAAATCTGGAGATAACGTTTTAGATTTATTTGGTGGGTCTGGGACTACTTTAATGGCTTGCGAACAAGATGGACGAAATGCATATTTAATGGAATTTGATCCTAGATATGTTGATGTAATTATTGATCGTTGGGAAAAATTTACTGGGGAAACTGCAAAATTAATTCAAGAATAATGCTGAATAAATATGTATTTGTATTTTAATTATCGAAATTAATTATTTGAGGGTTACTCGAAAGAGTAGCCTTTTATTTTGCGTTAAAGGTGGTGATGTTACTTGCAATGGCTAGAGCGATGTATAAAGAGTGGCTAGATAAGAGTAAACTTGAGCTTCTTAAAGGTTGGAAACGTGATGGTCTTACCGATGCTCAAATAGCCCATAATATGGGTATCAGTATTAACACGTTAAATAAATGGAAACGTGAACATGTACAGATTAGACAGGCTCTAAAAATAGGTCGTGAAGAAATTAATATCATTGTAGAAAACGCATTACTGAAAAAAGCCTTGTCAGGTAACACCACAGCAATGATTTTCTTTTTGAAGAATAGTTGGCGAGATAAATATAACGATAGTCAATTGTCTAAAGAAGAGCGTGAGTTGGTACTGGCTAAGATTAGAAGTACTAAAGCTGATGCTCGTATTAAGGAAGCTAAGGCTGTTGTTGCTGAACGATTAGGCACAGAAGACAACGAGCAACTAGATCAAGTGTTAGATAAGCTAATTAAGGAGGCAGAAAAAGTTGGCACTGATAAATCTACTGACAAAGAAACAGATTGAGGTGTTACAGTCCTACCTTAATGATGATTGGAAGTACTTAATCTTAAATGGTGCTGTTCGTGCTGGTAAGACAGTGATAGATAACTATCTGTTCCTCTTGGAGCTAAAACGTATTAAGCAGCTTGCTGAAAGAGAAAAAGAACCACATCCACAATACATTCTTGCAGGATATAGTTCTAACTCAATCTATACCAACGTTATCTCATCAATCGAAAATCAATTCGGTATAGTAATGAATACTGATCGGCACGGACACTATCATCTTTTTGGCGTTGATATTGTACCAGCTTATACAGGTTCAGTTCGTGGTATTGGTGCTATTCGTGGTATGACTTCTTACGGCGCATATATCAACGAAGCTTCACTAGCAACGCATGAAGTTTTTCAAGAAATTGTGCAGCGTTGTTCTGTTGGATCAGCAAGAATTATTTGTGACACAAACCCGGATATTCCTACACACTGGCTTAAGACTGATTACATAGATAATCATGATCCCAAGGCTAGGATTAAGGCGTTTAGCTTTACCATCGACGACAACACTTTTCTTGCAAAAGATTATGTCGATGCTCTAAAGGCTGCTACACCTAGAGGAATGTTCTATGATCGGTCAATACTTGGTCAATGGGTAACCGGCGAAGGCATTGTCTATCAAGATTTTAATGCTAACACTATGGTTATTGATGATAAAAATATTCCTGATGGTCTCAGTTACTACTGTGGTGTTGACTGGGGATTTGAACACCCTAATCCAATACTGTTACTTGGTGACGATAATCAAGGTAATACCTATGTGGTAAAAGACTTTACTAAAAGACATAAATTTATATCTTACTGGGTAGATATAGCAAAAAGGTTACAGACTGAATATGGTCGTAACCTTATTTTTTACGTTGATAGTGCTAGACCTGATAACCTTAATGAATTTCAAGCTAATGGTATCAACGCAATTAATGCTAATAAAAGCATCTTACCTGGGATTGAATATGTAGCCCAAAAGATGAGACAAGGGAAGTTTTTCATAGCTAAGTCAGCATCAAAAGGACTATTAGAAGAATTATATCAATACGCTTGGGACGAGAAAACAGGCGAGCCACTTAAAGAAAATGATGTAAGGCATAACGATAGGCTAGATGCTTTAAGATATGCAATTTATAGCAAGAACAAGAAGGGAGGTTTTATACCTTGGAATTAGAAGCGTTAAAGAAATTAATCCAGAACACTTCTTCAAGTCGTGATAATTTGATTAATAACTACAAAAAGTCAGTCGACTATTACGAAAATAAGACTGATATCACTACTAGAAATGACGGTAAGCCCAAACTTAACAAAGAAGGCAAAAAAGATCCTTTAAGAAGTGCTGATAATCGTATTCCATCTAACTTCTATCAACTTTTAGTAGATCAAGAAGCAGGATATGTTGCGTCTGTTTTTCCTGACATTGATGTAGGAAAAGATACGGATAACCAGAAGATCCTTGATGTATTAGGCGATGATCGTGCTTTAACTTTAAACGGGTTATTAGTAGATAGTTCTAATGCAGGTAGAGCTTGGCTACATTATTGGATTGATGAAGACAATAATTTTAGGTATGGCATTATTCAACCTGACCAGATTACACCAGTTTACGCAACGACCTTAGATAATAAGTTGCTAGGTGTACTTAGAAGTTATAAGCAGTTAGATCCAGAAGTTGGTAAGTACTTCACAGTTCATGAATATTGGACGGATAAGGAAGCTCAATTCTTTAAGACAAGTACAACCAATAGCGAAATCATTGAACCGTACAACATCATTACGTCTTACGATTTAAGTGCAGGATATGAAACAGGGCAGTCAAACACTCTGAAACATAATTTCGGACGTGTGCCTTTCATTGAGTTTCCTAAAAATAAATATAGATTGCCTGAACTTAACAAGTACAAAGGTTTAATTGATGCCTATGATGATATCTACAATGGATTTATCAATGATTTAGACGATGTTCAAACTGTAATCCTTGTCTTAACTAACTATGGTGGGGCAAGCTTAAAGGATTTTATGAATGATCTTAAAAAGTATAAGTCCATTAAGATTAATAACGCTGGTAATGGCGATAAAAGTGGTGTTGATAAGCTTCAAATTGATATCCCAGTAGAAGCTCGTGATGACGCTCTTAAAATTACTAGAGATAACATCTTCTTGTTTGGTCAAGGAATTGATCCAGCTAACTTTGAAAGTAGTAACGCAAGTGGTGTAGCAATCAAAATGCTATATTCTCACTTGGAATTGAAAGCAGCTAAGACGCAGACCTACTTTGAACATGCAATTAATGAACTTGTTCGGGCAATTATGCGATATCTTAACTTTTCAGATGCTGACAAGCGCCATATATCACAACATTGGACGAGGACTAAGGTAGAGGATAGCTTAACTAAGGCTCAAATTGTCTCTACAGTAGCAAACTACAGTTCAAAAGAAGCAGTTGCTAAAGCTAATCCAATTGTCGATGATTGGCAACAGGAACTAAAGGACTTAGCCAAAGATAGACAAGAAAATGATCCATATTCTAATCAAGCTGACGAGCTAAACGGCAAAGGCGTAAACGATGAAGAGTAGTGACTACTGGCGTCAACGGGCTATTGCTGAAAAGAAAAAGCAACTTGAAGCGTCAGCAGATTATGAAGCTGCTATGCAGTCACGCCTAAGAAAGTTAGAGCATGATATCGAAAAAGAAGCATTAGGCTATCTTCAACGATATGCTAATGAGAACCATGTAGGGCTTAAACAGGCTGCTAGCGTCTTGGGCAATATCAACTCAACTAAGTGGTCTATGACCCTAGAAGAGTTTGAAAGAAAAGCCAAAGCTGGTGGCTATGAGAAAGAATTAAATGCTGAATACTACAAGAGTCGCATATTTAGACTTCAACAATTACATGAACAGATGGTTGAGTTTTCTAAAAAGTACGGCATGGCTGAACAATTGCGAATGCAAAAAGGCTTAGCTAAACAGTATCAGAACAGTTACTATTTAGATGCTTACAACAAGTATCGTGCTACTGGTCAATTAGATATCAAACTAAA